TTGCCATTTATTTTACCTTGTTAGCTAATCTTTTTCTGTTTTTTAAATGTGCTTCTTCAACTAACTCTTTATTCTGTCCATAATATGGTACTGCATAACCTTTATCCCACATTGTTTGATTTACTGACTTACCGTCAATCCACACATCACCAAGTATTCTGCCAAACTTACCTGTTTCGTCACCTTTATAAGTTTTAATTGTAATCTTTTTACCATTTGATAATGCGTCTTTCAGGAAGTATTTAGACAATAAACCATACTTCTTTTCTTCTTTATCTCTTGTTCTACTTTCTGGAGTGTCAATACCAAATAGTCTTACTCTTTGTTGATATAGAATGTCAAATCCCATATCTAATAATACATCAATTGTATCACCATCTACTATTTTTGTTACTTTCTTTACTCTGTAACTGTAATCTGTAGGGTCACCTAGTTTTTGTTTTGCCATTATAGTACCTTGCCTTTATTAACACCTGATTTGATAACATATTTTTGTGTACCATTGGCGCCGACCTCTACTTCTTTTCGTAGATTTCTTGTTAAATTTAATTCTTGTTTTTTTCTGTACACTTGTTTTGCGTGTTCAGTTATTTGTTTTGTTCTATCTCTGTCCATTATATTTTTCTCCTACTATCAGCAAACACAGAGCCAATACTTCTTTTCTTAAAGTTAGCTACTGGTAAATATACTGCAATTGCCATTTCATCTACATCAATTCTTCTAAATCCTGTCTTACATTGTTTATACAGATATTTTTTTATTGCTGGTCTGATTAGGTTTATACTTGCAACATCACCATATGACGCTTCAAGTTTTGTGCTACTATCAAATTGATTATTATTAGCAAACTTTTGCATACGCTCAAGTAATCTAAATCTTAATGGGTATGGTAAATAATGAAAGTTTAATCCCATAAAACCACCTTTGATAGGTTCTAATGGTAAAACTAAGGGAAATGTATCGTAAAAAGGTAATGTTTTTTTGTACTTTGGGTCATAAACAAAGAAGTTCATACGACCAGCACTTGGTTGGCCATTAATACGGCCTTCTCTCATTAACCTTGTTTGTGAAGTTCTATCTGCAATCAAAGACACAGCATTACGATACCATGTAGTGGCACGCTGTTGTCCGCCTTGCAAATCTTTTAATGGGTCAAATATAGTTTTAGCCATACTACTATTTATATAGCTTTCCAATAAAAAACCCACCGATATTGCTATCGGTGGGCAAAGTATCTAAAGCGGAGAGATTTACTCTTCCTCAGCTAATTTACTAAAATAGTCAAGTGTATCGTCTTCGTCACCGACTACGGCTTCCGCCATTTCACTAGCTTTTGGTTGAGCTACTTCAGCACTTTTCACAGGTGCAGCCGATTGAGCAGGCGGGAGGTCTGCCATTTCAACTGTATCTGTGCTTCGTGCTCCTGAAATTACCCTATTCAGTTTCTCTTTGAGTTCGTCATAGGTCTTAAAATTATCAGCAGCAACGAAAGGTTTTAGAGGATATTGTTTCTCCCAAATAGCTTTGATTTCGTCATCATTGCTTTTGATTGGAGATACACCCTCAAACTCGGATTTATCGTAGTTCCAATAACCATCAACTTTTCTCAATTTCAGTTTAAAGTTTGCACCTTTCCAGAAATCAAATGGGTTGATAGGTTGTTCATCTTCAAATGCTGGTTGCATTGCTTCAGTAATCTTATCAAAGATTTTCTTACCGAATTTAAATAACGCAACTCTACCCTCATTCTCAGGATGTTTTGGGTCGCTCACCACTAGAATATTAGCGTAGTAAGATAACTTTCTCTTACGCTTTCTAGCAATCTCTTTATCAGAATCCACACCAGTATTCCACAATCTTGTGTTTTCCTCTGATACAGGATCCTTTTGACCAAGTGTAGTCAAACTGTTTTCAATATACCAACCACCTTTATCTTGGAAGGCATGTGACCATACTCTCTGCCACGGCATATCTTCACCGTTTGAGGCAGGTAAGAAACGAATAACAGCATAGCCGTTACCAGTTTTATCCATCTCAATTTTCCAGAGTCTATCGTCTTGGTATTTGTTTTTGTTTGATTGGTCCTCTGGTTTAAGATTTTGTTCCAGAGCTTTAGTTAATTTGTCAAAGTTACTTGACGAGGTCTTTAATGATTCGAAATCCATATTATTCTCCTAATTGTATTTTCGTATTGTTGTTTTCGTATTGTCTGTTTTAATCGACACTATTATTTATAAGAGTTGTTAACTCTATTTTCAAAGTAATATGCGAAATAGGTGGGACTATGGATTTACCCACAAGGCAACGACCGGATTCCATTCCTAAACGCCACCAACCAGTTTCTTACTGTCGTAAGTGTGACCTATATCTTGTGAGGATACAAGCCTGGGAACAACCCCTAAACTGTCAAGTTCGAACCTCTGGTGAAGCCCTCTTCCTTGCACTATAAACAAAAAGTAATTAGTTTTTTGTTGCATATTGTTTTCTATTATACACTATTTTCACCTAAAGGCAAGCCTAATTTGGCCTGCAATTCAGGATAGTCGATATAATAAAGCTGTTTGCCCTTAAACCTATTCCACAATTCAATCGGTTGGGACACATTATCTGGACCCCTATCTGCATTTGGATTGACCTTGTAGAATTTGGTCTTTGGAAATTCTTTAATTAAATTACACCATTGTTGTTCCCAATTAACTCCTGGGGTCGGTGAGTTCTCTTTTGCCACATAATGTCTAGTGCCAGCAAATAGGTTATTTACCGTATTTGTATTACTTTTCAAATCATGGCCTATCAGATAGACTTCATCTGGTTGTTCTTCTACCAATGCAATAAAACCACTTGTAGGACCGGCAGCCCAACCTCTATCTTTTTTAAATTCTGTTTTATCTCTAGTCCATTGTTGTACACATGTTGCTTTATCACCATCATGTACCCAACTAATATTGCAATCTGAATGGTCTATTTCTTTTTTCATAACTTTGTATGTTTCAGGTTTATTTTCGTATCTTCTAATAATACTAATTTTACCTGCCATGTTCATACCGTGCATTACAAACTCTGTACGGTCACCTTTTTCATTTTCATTAAATGCGTCAAAGTGTTTCTTAACTTTATCTCTTTCATCTAAATTAAGACCTGCCCACTTCATCATTTCATAATGACCCTCTGGCACTCTGGTCCAATCTCTAAAGTAACAAGGTATTTCTTCAGCTACACCTGCATTATAAATTTCGTGCATAATACCATGGTCAACTGCAACTAAAACATCAGGTCTAAATCCATCTCTGTAAATTGCATTACAACCATAAACTTTACCATGTGGTTTTAATGATTCTAAATTAAAACCATCTCTACTTCCGCCATTACCGATACAAAATACTCTTTTAGCCATTAAACCAACTATTCATAATTCCTACACCATAGATTGCCACACTTACTGCATTTAAAACAATCAATGCTCTATCATGCCATAATATACCTACGACTAGCCATGCTGTCATACCAACTAAAGCAACATATAAGTTTAAAGGAAATATATTTACTGAAGTCATCATCATTGCAACTATCAAAAACATACTACCTGTCCATTTTATATACCAAGACAGGTCACCTCTTGGTGTAACCTTTTTATAAACTCTACTAGAATTTAATTGTTTAATTTTTTCATCAAGTTTTTCTCTAATAGGTTCTATTGTCATAATCCACTTCTATATAAATCTCATTGCTACAAACCAACCAAATACATTTACTATTGTAAAATATCCAACTAACATTGTTGGCCATGCTAGTTTTCTTCGCCAATGTGCATACACAGCTGTCAAACTTCCTATGAAGTAACCAGGATAGATGTATCTCATATCTGGACTGTCTGCCGTAATAGCCATAGTCATACTTGCAAAAAGTATAAAAATGAAACTGGCCATTTCAAAATAAAATGCTACCTTATCCGACCGATAAGATGACATCCAAAATTCTTTTATTGCGTTCATACAAATATCTCCTTCATAATCAATTTACATTCTGTGTCATTATATATCACAAAAGGTTTCAGTTTGGCAAGCCTCATTGCAATTTTAGGCCAAACAACTTTCTCTTTAATTGTTTTATTCCAAGTCTTACTATACGATAATACTGAATCAAGTATGACGGCGGTCTGGCTATCAATTTTCCCTTGAATAAGTAAACGCAAAACTCGTGGATGTTGTCCATTATCAGAAATAAAGCCATCATTAAAAGAAATACCATCGCTGATAAACCTATCATTAAGTAAGCTACAATCGCTTCGAAAGTGATAATTAACCGATTCTTTATACTTTCTAAACCGTAAATATGTGTTATTGTATTCATCTTCTAATAATTGTTTTGACCATACTTTATCATTCTTTGCAAAGTTACTTACAAAAAAATCTACAATCTCATCCTCTTTATACTTTTTACTAAGCTTGTGAAAAAAATATCTATCATTCCTACTTGTAAATGTATCCAGTTTCGCATTGATTTTACCCTCATATTTGGCATAATCATACTTAGGCGAAGAAAAATGTAACTTGATGGCCAAGTAAGTTTTATATACTGAAAATCCGTCATACATTTCGGTTCCTTCGGAAATATCTACGCCATAATGCTGACCTTGTCATTGACACTACGGTGAATATTAATGCTATTCCCATGCTATCAAATATACTAGGGTGTAAATCAAATAATGGAAATATCAATAACTGTATAAGAACAGCTAATATAAAACCACTACCTACATCTATTACACTTTCAAATATATCTCTAGTCATTATTTAATTTGTATTCAAAGTTTTGTGTTTCCTCATTTATATGAATTTGTTTGGCACCATTTCTAATATGAAAATGTGTGGCCATTGGTGTTAATGGTGATAATGTTACCAATCTACCAAAATTTTGTGTGTCTGCCCATTCAGCAAGTTTTTTAATTATTTCTTTACCTGCACCTCTTTTCCTAGACCATACAGTATAAGCAACTAAAATTTCGCCTCGCTGACCATCTTGGTTGGCAGCTTGCGACATATAATCCATTTCTCTTACTGTAAAGGGTACTTCAGGACAATATGCAACACAAACAATCGCCTCAATTTCATTATCATACTTCAGGCCAAATATCTTTCGACCATTCTGTATTCTAAAACCAAGGGTCAGCTCAGGTCTTACAGGATCCTCTGATACATCAATGTCATCTAGTTCGACAAGTTCAGTACCTTTGACCCATTTAAAAAAATCATCTACACTATCTTTAAATTTCTTCATCTATTCTCTTTCAAGTAAATATTTCGCACTAATTGGAAAATGGTCTTTTAAATGTTGAGCCATTTGTATTGCAATCATTCTTGTTTCTTCTTGCGAATCTGATTTAGTTCTCAAATTACATACACGAACAAATGCCATCAATGAACCAGTCCAGTACCACTCTGTCATCATATTTTGTGGTAATACCATTCTAGCCATTTCAGGAGCTACACCTGCTTTTAATAAATTATTATATGTTTCTCTTACAAACTGCATTGTAGATGAAATATCATATTCGATTTCATCTTCACTTGACCCTTGTTTTTTATTTTCTGGTTTACCACGCCAAATAAATGGTGTATAAAACTCTGGTTCTGAATCAACATATCTTCGACTAACTTCATTCCAAACTAAACCAACTTGGTGTTTTACAAGTTGTCTTGCAACAAACACAGGTGCTTTAATTAAAAACTGTAAGGTAGTATGACCAAATGGTGACCAATGGTCATGCTCTGCAAGATATTTAATTAATCTTTCATCTCCTTGGTCAATTACATCTTTTCTTTTGGCAAATGAAACACGAGCTGCATTAACAACTGATAAGTCACTACCCATTTTATCAATTAGTTGTATGTTCATATTGGTAACTTTCCTTGTGGAGCTGAGCTACTATTTTTTAGTAACTTTAATTGAATTGCGTCTGCTTTGATTTTTTCTTTAAGTGATTTGGAAACTAGACTTCCAACTGTACCTGGATCCAGGTCATTTTCTTTACAAAATTCTAAAATGGCGTCCATTAGACTACATCTTTTTTCTTTTGCTATTTTCTCAATTTTTAAACTAAATTCTTTGCTTTTCATGTAATCATTATACCATATTATTAATAAAAGTCAAGCGTGGATTGTTTCTGTTACGAGGTACAATCCACAAAACCCTAAGCGACTAAGCCGCTAATGCAAAGTTATTATCGTTTGCGTTTAATTAACAGTTAAGGTTGCCACCTATTAATCTCTTACAATTTTCTCAACACCTGTCGATTCCTAATTCAGCCCCATCATAAGCACACTCGTAAATGTGTTTATGGTGGAGCTGGAGGGATTCGCACCCTCGTCCAGTATGCCTACCATAATTGTCGTCAACGACTAATTCTTATAAATCTAAACCTTTTAAATTAAAGTTTGGATTAATTGTTGTATCGAAACTTATATACAATATACAAGCTTCTGAACCATCTGGTGCTTGCATAGTTACCATTTGTTCAGTTGTACCTCGTTTCAACCAATGTGTAACTACAAATGCAATATCACCATCTTCTTTACCATTTACTTTACCGAATGAAACACTAAATGGTATCCAACCTTTTTCAGCACCAAACTCCATGACAGTTTTTGTATCGCCACATATAATCGGAGCAGCCGATTGGTAAAATGAATAATGGTCATCAGCTGTTGCACTAACTGAAAACAATGC